TTTCAAAGTCAACATATCGTGATTACCAGAACTTATTATAGTTACTGTATTATCTGGAAACTCAACAGCTGTGTTTTCATCCATTGTAAATCCGGGAAACGTACCAAGAGCATTACCAAGACCGATAGTTAGTTTATTAGTAGAGTCATCAAGTCCTATGTGAAAGTTTTGTTCGTTGCCATCAAATAATATTTTTGCATCTTCAGCACCACCATCACCGACTGTTACTGTTGGTGTTGAACCACTAATTAATAAACCTGCGTCAATTGTAACTCCGCTAGACGTTGTTTCAAATTTTTTTGAATTTGAATAATATAATTCTACTGCACCATTTTCTATAAATTTAGCAAAATCATCATTATCTGTTTGTGATTTTAAAACAATCTGATTACCTCTAATATGAAAATTAGATGAACCAGTTTCTTCAATAAAAGAAACATTGTTTGAACTATCGTGTCTAATTTTTAGGTCACCACCAGCTCCAAAAACTAACTCACCGTCATCACCTAATTTAACATCGTGATTAAATGTAGCTGTTCCTTCTGCAGACATATCAAAGACTAATGCTGATATTTCACTACCACCATCATTACCTTTGATTGTTACATCACCATCACTCGTGGTGTTTTTAATTATACCGTTAACGCCGTCAAACTCTAATCCCATTATAAAATTACCACCACTCCTGTTATAGTTACAATAGCATTAAAAGTAACAGGTCCTGCAAGAACTGCATTACCAACAACTTGGTTAACATCTACAGTGGCGTCGTGTTCAGGTATAACCTCTGATGCCATTCCACCTGCTCCAACAAATAGTGGACCACCTATTTCTTCTTTGTATGCCATAGTTACTCCTTATGTACTAATCGAATCTACCCTACTAACCCAACAATCAAAACCGTTAGCTGTTCCGCTTTGCGCTTTTAACACATCACCGTTTTGCATAACTATTTTAGACCCGCCTTGAATTACTTCAATTGATGAAGAAACGGGAACACTAACACCTTTAATAAGGTATCTAACGTTGTCACTGTCACCAGCATCTGTAATAAACACATCTAGCGTGTCTGTTGTGGTTAGAATATTAGCAAAACGAAGACCTACAACCGCATCATCGCTGTCTGCTGTAAAGATAGTGGTAGCAGAATTTGTTATTCTTTTACCATTTGATTCAAAATCTTGTGCCATATTTTTCTCCTAGTTTCTTATATCATAGCGCGATCGCCATCGCAACCGCGAATCCTGGTGATGCATATAGTGTATCGGTAGATACACCGCCAATTGTAATAGCGTCTGCCTCTAATGTGCCATCTATATCTGCATTTCCAGAAATATCTAAAGTCGCTGCGTCAAGTTCGCCTGTTAAAGTTATGTTTCTAAAACCTGTTATATCTTTGTTTGAGTCTACAATTACAGCTAATGATGCTGATACAGTTCCTGCTGTAATGCCGTCTAATAAATTTAGTTCTTCAGGTGTAGATGTAATTTGTGTTGTGCTTGCAGCTGCTAGTACAGGTATTGTACCTGAAACGTTTGGTAGATTAATTGTTCTATCACCAGTAGGATCGATAATTGTAAGAGTAGTTTCATGGGCATCAGCAGTAGCACCTTCAAATATTATTGCGTTTTGCGCGTTCATTGTAACGGTGTCTACAGTCGTAGTTGTACCTGCTACAGTTAGTTTAGGTACAAGTAATTCTCCTGTGCTTGGGTTATATCTTAACGCACCTGTGTCATCTAATAAAGCGTTTGACTCATTGTGAAATACAACAGGAAAGTTTGTGTTAGCTGTGCTATCGGTAACTGTTACTGTTGCTGCTAGTGTTGCATTTGCTACTGTTGTTCCAGCAATTACGCTTGATAAAGCAGTACCGGCAACTGTAATTGCATCAGCTTCTAGTGTTCCGTCAAAATCACCATCTACCGCGTCTATATTTCCTATAAATGTAGTTGCAGTTACATTTCTAAAACTTGAAATGTCTTTGTTAGCGTCAACTACAACTGCTTTAGAAGCTGCTACAGTTCCTGCAGTTACACCATCAATAGTTTCTAGCTCTGTTTCATTAATATTTGCAGAACCAATAACAAAACTAGTTCCGGTAATCGCTGTACCTGTTATCGCTGCTGCACTTGCACCACCAATAATTGCACCATCAATAGTACCACCATTAATGTCTGCAGTATCTGCAACTAGTGAGTCTATGTTTGCTGTGCCATCAATAAATAAATCTTGCCATTCTTTAGATGCACTACCTAAATCATAAGTATCGTCGTCATCAGGTATAATATTAGAATCAACCTCACCACCAAATACAATGTTGTCTGTGTTAGCGTCACCAAGAGTTAGTGTGCCACCATTAAATGTTGTTGTACCAGTAACTGTTAAATTACCACCAACGTCTAAATTAGCTCCTAGTGTAACGTCACCATCTGCGTCCAGGAATACAGCTTTGCTTGAAGGTAGTGTACAGAATACATTCTTTGTACCTGATGCAAAATTTATTTTAGTTGTGTTACCTGCTGATGTATCAATAACCGTGGTTCTTGTTAGAGTGTCGGGAGACGCGTCACCAATAGTTCCAATACCTATTTCCCACGTGCCGTCTGTTGCGTGAACAATAGCATAGTAAGTTGTATTAGTATCACCAATACCTGTTACAAATGTTTCAAAACCAGTTGCTGCCCCAGCCAAGTCTAACGTGCCTTGGCCCGTTGTGGTTGAAGTTTCTTTGACTCTATCGTTAAGGACTAATGCCATTTAAACTCCTAACTCAACCTTATAATTGCTGTACTCGTTCCTGCTGCTGGAAATTGTATTGTAAATGTACCTGCGCTTGTTGCAAAGTCACCACCAAAATCTAACCAACAAACTGCTCCTGCACTTGCTGACGCTGCTGCTCCTGATGATTGATAGATCAGAGCGTATCGCGCTGTTATTGTTGCTGTAGTCCAAGAAGTATCTGCAAAATCTATAAACGCAGTTGTTGCACTTGATCCTCCAGTCACACCATTGTTAGTTAATGTGTTTCCTGCTGCAGTATAACCAGTTCCACTTACTTGATTAGTTACATCATATCCTGTGTCTGTCGCCGCTGCGGTACGTGAAGATGTATACAAAGCTATTTTGTATGTGTCACCACCTGATTGAAAATTGTGATTACCTTTTAAAAGTTGGTCTTTAAAAACATTACTAATTACATTAGCCATAAAATCTCCTTACGGGTTTCCTGATGGAATTGGTATTCTAACCGCGCCATCTCTGTTATCATCTCTTCTTCTGAAACCCATTTGTTCTGAAGACAAGACTTGAATTTCTCCTTGATAAGACTGTGTATACATAGCCATCATTTCAGGATTTTTTAGAAACTTAAATGCTTCTATAAGGCAGGCGTATAACAAAGCAGTTGGTGCATTATTACTAATCCAAGTCGTTGCTGTACTTGAAGATAGTCCTGTTGGTTGCGCTATATACGCAAGTTCGATAGTATACGCTGCATTTGGTGTAGGAGCAACAAATAATGTGTCTTGATCCCAGTTTGCATAGTATTTTGGTATACCTGTACTAGTTCTGTTAGGCCAATATTCTGACATAAAAGACTGATCTTTTTTAGTTAGAATAATACGTTCGTTATTAGTTAAACCACCCAAAGAACCAGCAGCACTATATATAGCAACTGTTCTTACATATGAAAAATCTGTTGGCACTTGCCCAGGTGTTGCAATAAAAGGGTCAGACGCTGTTAAAGCGGCCGTAGCATATGCTCTAAATGCATCAGAATCTACTTGTCTAAATATCTTTAACTCTGCGTGTTCAATAAAATCATTAATAATAGTTGTTGTTAAAACATTACTATCTGTTTCTGTATATTCTCTTATCTGTGTTACTAGCTCTGAATATGTTGTCATGGTGTTATTGTTGTAGGTCCAGCATAAGCGCGGAACCCTCCTCCTTGTATATTACCAGTTGTTGCCGTATCTGTCGATACTGTGAATGTGTAAGTATCAGCATCAACAACAGTTATTGTATAACCTGCTGCTTTATTTATGTTGGTCGCAGTTATTCCATCAAAACTAACCGCTGCATAAAAACGAACAGTATCACTACTTGACCTGCCGTGACCTGCTTCTGTAACTGTAATGGCGCTGGTACCAGCAGTTCCTGTTTTAAAAGAATCGCTTTTTAATAAATTAGGTGCTGCTGTTTCAACTCTATCTGGTCTTGCGTTAGCTAACCCTTGAGCATCTGCTTTATGTATATTTGGTTCTATTTGTGGATGCTTTGCTTCAAACTCAGATTTGTGTACAAATGCTCCGTTCCACTCTTTTACCATTTCTGTATATGGAAAAGCCATACCACTACGATCTGATATTGCTTTTGCTTTTCTTCCTGATGCATAATTAGACATTTGGGTAATACGCTTTCGGTGTTATGAATGTACTAGTTGAAGAACCATCTTCAGTTAACGCTCTGTTTAACTCATCTTCATAAGTCATTTTTAAAACATTAACTAACTCTGGTTTAAATTTTTGTGATAAATAATAAGCAAGTCCAGATACCATGCATGGTACAAAACGATAAGGAACATCAGCTGCATTAGTAAAACCACCAGCATCTTCTATTCTTTTAATATAATAAATTCTCATGTCAGCAGAAGCTGCTGTTGAATCAGGCGTAGGGTATATGCTTATTGTAACTCTATCAATAAAACGTTGTACATAATATTGACTAGGTTGACCTTTTGTTAGTTTACCAGACAACGCAGAATAAGTTGACCTGTCTATCTTTGACATGGCTGTATCGTTCTGTGTTGTTTGAGTTCTGTTTGTTCTGAATGTAGCTTCAAGAACATCATCCATACCAAAAATAGTAGACGGTGTTTGATTGGTTGTAGCTTGTGCTCTGTTAGTATCAGCTGTATCATCAGCAGCACTTCTAAAGAAATGATACTCAGCTTGTCCTTCAACAAGATCAATATTAGTTTCTTGAAGTTGCCAATAGTGTATTCCTCTATTGCCCCATTCTTGAAACATTATATTTAATGA